TCAACTGGAACCTCCTGCCTATTTACACAATCTTCCAGTCCATAGGGTTCGGCTATATGCCTGATATATCTCCATTTGGATATGATGGCCGTTACGTCTACTGGAACGTGGGTGGCGGCATCATAACCTTGGGCGTCATTTACTACGACACCACCAAGCCATGGACCGACGCTGCGTCGTGGCTGTGGATATCCAAACACAAATCGGCTATTGTTTATCCCGACGATTGGTCCGGCGATAATTTTGTGGATGTCGATACGCAAGCTTACGGCAAAGCCACTAGCCGTATAACGGTGGACTCGTCAGGCAATTATTATGTGTTGAATCGCATAAATAGCGATGCGTCCGTCCCAATTTACAACCAGGACGGTAGCTTGTACGGCAATGTAACACCAATTGCAGGTGGCGGGAGACAACAGTACATGATAAAGTACGGAAGCGATGGTCTAGTCAAATGGATCACCTATTTCAGTAACCTGGTCGATATCAACCATATGAAGTTTGATGCTTCTGGAAATATGAGAATTGCTCTGAAGGGGTCGACATGGGACTGGTCGTATACAAACGGCTCTTATTACTATCCTACAAAACCAAACCCTTCGAACGGTTTACTTGCACAGGCGTGGTGCGTTTCTCTCAACACAACAACCGGCGTGCCTCAATGGGCGGCGGCCGTAGCGGCCAACTTCCCCGTTTCCGGTGCGCTTTTTTACCAAGGAGGCGCCCATGCCATGGACTTGGCCATCGACTCTGGCGGTAACACGTACTTTTGCGGTGTTGTTGGTCACTCATACGCCGCCCACAACATACTTTGGTATTCGGCCGGAAGCACCGTTATTCAAAAGACTGTGGCTCGCGGCGGCGGCGGGTACTCTGGCTTCATATCGAAGGTCAACTCGTCCGGCGCCTACCAGTGGGGGGCGTACTTTGCAAGCGATGCATCAGCAGCTTACCCTTCGTCAATTACTCTCGACGGCTCTGGCAACCCGATAGTGGCGGGTGGTTTCAGAGGCGGGACGCTGACGTTCTACAATTCCGCCAACTCATCCTTCGCGACCACCTCAAACCCCTACACGTGGTCTGGGTTTTTGGCCGCTTACACATCGACGGGCGGCGGCACGAGCGCCACCGGATACGCCGCGACGAGCAACACGCTTCAAATTGACTCGATTCTCACTGACGCCTCCGGGAACATCTTCATAAGCGGCAAGGAGGCGGTCGGCTCCACGTACAGGTGCTTTTTGCGCAAGTACAACTCGGGCTTTTCAGTGCAGTGGACCGCCGTGCAGATTTGTTCGACGTCCGGGGATTATGCAGGCGTCACGCAAATTCGCCGCGACTCTGCCGGCAACATCATCATGGTCGGCACCTTCCAATCACCGTCCATCACCCTTTACAACGCCAGCGGAACAGCGTTCGCGACCCATAACAACACGGCTGAAAACGTCCTCCTCACAAACTACAGGGACATCTTCATAGTCAAGTACAACACTTCTGGCGTCGCCCAGTGGTCCATGTGCTGGGGCGGCGAGCGCGACGACTTTCCAGGGGGACTGGAAGTCGACACGTCCGACAACATCTATATTCAATGCATTTTCAGATCTATTAATTTCATCATAAGAAACACTTCCGGCGCGTTTGTCAACTCCATCGTGACCAGTGAGGAGGTGGGCGAGGCGGCTGGCGGATCAAGAATATTGTTTGTCAAGCTGAACTCGGCCGGAACATTCATATGGAAAAACTCGGCAAACATCAGCTACGATTCAAGATTCCAAACATCTTCAGGAATAGATCTCGTCGGTCTAAACATTTCAACAACAAACGGCTTCTATGGCCTTGCAGGATCTTCTAAATTCTTCTACATGCAAACTGACTGGTACAACGCCGGAAACAATAATAACAATTTAATCAGTGTAGACCCGGCCGTTCCGACTTTGCAGCTCGCAAGCGCCAGTCTCCTCGTCGAATACGCATACCTTGGTGAGGCAGAGCTCAAGTGGTTCAAAAAGAGTCGGCACAACTTTCTGCTCGAGCAAAAGCAGTTGTACAAAACAGCTGTACCATCTGGCAAAACCTCTCTGCCCCTCCAGTTTGTCGGGCCGGTCACGGACCTCTGGGTGACCGCCAGAACCGACGCCAACCTCAACACGTACACGTACTCCAACATCACCTCAATGGCGCTCACCCTCAACACATCAGAGATGTTCAACTACAACGGAGTCATGTTCAACCTCCTGGCCCCCTTTGAAGTGGCCGACACATTCCCGACACGCAACGTCTTCATGTACCGCTTCGGAGCGCCCGCAAACTTTTCAAGAATCAGGGACAAGGTGCTCACAGTAGAGCTGAGTCAAGCGGTCAACCTCCAAGTCTGGGCAAGGACATTCAATGTGCTCGTCGTCCAGAATGGGATGGGCGGCCTCCTGTTTAATTCTTTTACTTAAAGTAGGATTACGTCGACCAGAGCCCTGGTCGACTCACTGGGGACGTCCGACAAGATCCTGTCAGGCAACCCAAACATGACTTACTTTCGCGAAGTGTTCACCAAACGATCACAGTTTGGTGAACAGATCAACACCATCGAGTTCCCCAAGGCGCTGGTATTCGACTCTGAGCTCGCCATGGACTTGCACAGAGAGTGTGACGTGGTCACAGGCGTGTACCTCCGCATAGACTTGCCCATAAACACGGTCACAGTGGTCAACAGCGCAGCCACTTACCTCATGGAGTGGGCCCAACTGGAAATTGGCGACCAGCGTATCGAGCGCCTCCATGGTGAGTACATAGAAATTCGCCAAGACCTCAGAGTCATAGAGACCAAGCAGGCGGCACTCACCCGCTTGACCGGCAAAAACACAACAAGTAGTCGAACAATTTATTTTGTAAAACTTAATTTTAATATTTTCAACCCTGGCTTGCCAGTGTGTGCACTGGACCAAAACCCTCGGATCCGCTTCAAATTCCGGCGGCTCAATGAGATTGCGCCAAGCCTTTCAGTCACGGGCGTGCTCAGAGCCTCGCTGCTCGTCACGTCCGTATACTTGCCCGCCCCAGAGCGCGACTTTTTCATGCAAAACGAGCTTACGTACCTGATCGAGCAGACCCAGCGCCACTTCGCCTCGGTGCCCGCACCGGCCCTGACCACCACCCGGAAGCCATTCAACGTGGGGTCCTCTATAGCCCTGGGCACCACCGGCATAGCGTCCGGTACGTACACGTTCAACTTCACCGTCCCGAGCGACTGGTATGCCTGGCAAGACACGTCCGTGTCCTTCACCTTCTACACGGCCTCGAGCCCCGTGGGCGGCGGCGGTACGTACACGCTCACCATAGGCGGTGTGCTCCAGACGGTCACCACAGTCACCGGCAGCAACACAGTCACCCTCACAACCACCACCGCACCGACCGTCACCGCCGGAGCAACCGTCTCGGTCGTCGGCACGTTCGCAACCGCCCCGTTGATCAACAAGGTGGCTTGGGCGATCGCCAGCACCTACACGCCCCTCGTGTCCCAGGCCGTGACATTCTACACGGAATTCATCAACCCCGTGAAAGAGATGCACTTTATCATTCAGAACACAACAGCCGTACCGTACGACTACAAGGCCGACGGAACAAACGATCAACTCGTGTCGATGCGCATGCTCTTTAACGGCACGGAGATACTCACGGACGATATGACGTCACCATTGTTCCTGCGCGTGCTCCAGGGGCTAGAAAACCACAACAGGTGCCCGGACCGATTCTTCTACACGTACTGTTTCGCCCTCGACCCTGAAAACAAGCAGCCCACTGGATCCGTCAACATGACGCAGATCCGCCGGCAGCAGTTTGACTTTACGCTCCGGTACTCGACCACACCCAGGGTGCTCAGAATTTACGCACGGTCGTACAACGTGCTCAAGATTCAGGACGGCAAGGCGCGCCTCCTCTTCAACACCATCGAGGACACGGGTTCGATCCAAGCAGAGACTTAACTCGAGTAATACTAGGATGTCAGACCCACAGCCGTATCAAAAAAAAGAAAAACAGTTTACAAAATTTTTTATTCAAGATGATGAAACCGACTCTGACGATGAGCTGCCAGCCAGGGTGCACTACAAGATCTTACAGGACGACTCCGACTCGGACTGCGATCCTGAATAAAAAATTTCTAAACAATTATTAAATGTCTGGTGTTCTGTCTTCTATGGCTCTTCAGTTGGAGGCTCAGTCCCTCAACTCCATCGTGGCCGGTTTCTCCTTCGCGAGCGCCGTGGCGTGGATGGACTTTGTGCGCTACGTGGTGGCCAAGGTGGTCCAGGTGAACAAGAATGGCGCCGGCTACTACGCGCTGGCGGCCCTGGCCACGACCCTGCTGGCCATCGTCGTGTTCCTGGTGATCAAGGCGGTCGCATTCAACGTAAAGGTAAAGGAGCCTGGACAGGTGATGTACGCCGTGACCAAGTAAATCCCAGGCCAAGCAGGACCAGGATGATTAGTATATAGACCCAACGACCAGGTCCTTTTTTCTTTTTCTCTTTCTTTTCAGGCGGTGGCAGCAGTGTCATCGCCTCTATAATACGCTTGACTTCCACCTCCGTCACAGCAGGAGGCGGTGGAAGCTCCGGACGATCGTTGTTTATGTAAAACCTCAGTACAAATGCGTTGTTGTCGTAGCCCTCGAAGTTGAGGGGCTGGCCGTCCTTGTCGTACCAGCCGATCGTGAGCCGGTCGATGCTGTTGATTGGCTCTGGGTAAAACACGCTCACACGATAGTCGTGACACTCCTTGAAGTTTTTCACACACCCTGACCCCACGTCCATCTGAATGGACGCGAAGGACCTGCGAGCGCTCGCGCCACTGTACGTGCCGTTCTGATTCATAGACTTGGCGTCGAGCGCCGAGGGCGTCCTCAGCTCCTCTATATCCAGGAATATGAATTCGTTCACGGAGAGGTCGACCATCTTGCTCGACTTTATCAGGTACATGCCAGTGTAGCTGGGGTTCAGAGAGTAAACGGGCCAAGTGCTCGCCGAGGTGCCCGTGAGCACCGTGCCAGTCGCCAGGCCGAGCATGCGGCCCAGGTCACTGCTGTGCACGTTCGCCGTGAAGGCGACGTTCGAGTACACGAGGAACTTGCCCTCGTCGGGCAGGTACTGGTACGCCACGGCGTTGTTCGAGCTGGCGCCGAGATCAGCCTGTATGCCGTACGCCGAGTAAAAGCCAGGGGACACCGAGACGTTGCTCACTCCAGAGACGCCCGTGATCGTCATGACGTTCGAGCCTGCATTAAGGTTGTACAGAGTATTGGGAACCTTTGCAGCCACCAAATCAACTCGACTGACGTTGCGGACCACGTCAGTCAGGTGGAGGACATAGTTGCTACCGATCGGCCAAGTG